AAACTAAAATTGAGAATAACTTACCTTCTTCGCTGCAATATTCACGCTGCAGATTATATGTAACGGCGTGTTTACCATCAGAAGTCAGATTTAATTCAACACTAGATGGGTCAACCTGTGCTCTCGGACATACAATATAACCAAAATAAGTCTTATTGATATCGCAAACATTGTGGAAAATTGCTTTGATTAAAAGCTTCTTAACCTTTGGTACACTGTCAGTTGTTTTATCAACCTGAACGGTAGCGTCACTTTCTCTATTGTAGTTTACAAATACACGACCAGTAACGTCTTCTGGTAAAGTGATTTTCTTACTAGCTGCATCGAGAGTAAATTTGCCATCACCAGCAACAGCTGCTACTTCATAGGTTTTTCCGAAAGTATTATCGCCGTTGATTACTTTGACATATTTTACTTCTGCGCCCTTTGTACCAACAGGAACGTAATTTAAAGTTACAGTGTGATCAGAACCGATAGCGATTGTTTCAGATACTGGAACAATAATCTTATTGTCAGCAGAAGCAACAATTTTTTCTGTACCAAACTGAGATGCAGCCAGGTCAAGAGAAAACAGAGAGTTACTAAAGCTAAAAGTACCTGTCTGAGCGTTATAGAAAGTGGTGATCTTTGCACCCATTGCATCGGTTACATCAGTACCATCAGCACTTGTCTGTAAACTTGGATCCTCAATCTGAGTATATCTACCAAGTAATTCATTTGTTGAAATATCATACTCTTCAACGGTTTTAATTCTTTCAAGAACTAATTCATTAGGATTGAAAGCCATTATAATTTCCTCCTTTAAAATTTGGTAATAAAAAAGAACCCTATTCGAGTTCTCCGAGCCAATCTAACTGCTTATTATTTATATCTTTCAAATTTACTCCAAAACCAGAGTAACCAGACTGTAATAGTAGACTAGCATTTTTGATTTTTCCGATTCTTTTTACAGAATCCATAAAAGCGTTTATTTTCATATCCCAGACTTGGGAATGATTATATTTAAACCCTTCGCTATTAGTCATAGCTGAGATTAAATTCTTAAGTTGCGAATGATATGGTTTATTTTTTGCCAACATCATTTCTTCTTTCGCATCCTCAATAAGAAACATTTTTGTTGACTCATTTGCAGGATACTTAAAATCACGTTCGATAAAATGAGCTTTGCTCAGATAATCGCAGATAACGTTATAAGTAAATTCATCCAGTGATACGAGATCATCATCTACAATCTGATATAAAAATAGGCCGTCAGAATCAACCTTCTTACCGACCTGAAACTGAGTGAAATCTAAATCTCCAAATAGAAGAGAAGTGGCTACAGGCGGATAGATTTTACATATAAATCCTATGAACAGCTTAAATGGAGTAATAGTAGTATAATCAATACCAATATCCCATAACTGCGCTTTCATTGATGCAGGAGTTGATAACAAACTATGAACCATAGAATAATATTTTTGTTCACCATAATCACAGATTTCGCCCAATGTAGGTTGATGTATTTTGATATGTTCTGATACTACAAAATCTTCTCCTCTATAAATTTTAAGTTCATCGTTGTCAAAATACTGTTCTTTTTTTACTGCCAATACTCGTTATTCCTGATCAAAGATTTTTCGTTAAATGGAGTATAAGCAATTCCATTTAAATCTAATAATTGGAATACAAGAGTCCTTACCAAATAATGATTATCCGTAGTAGACTCTTTTGAGGAGATTAATTTTGCTTGCATTCCGAATATATTTGACCAATTAAAACGTTCACGAATAATTGACCCAATAAGATCATGGCGAGAAATTCCAGTTTTAGAATCAAGTCGATCTGCTTCCTGACAGAAGATAGTAAAGGTGATTTCTGTATATTTCTGAATATTGTTATAACGCGGCAACTCATCGAACATTACCTGATAACAAACATAATTTTTCACTTTTGTCTGCGTATCAGGAATAAAAAGCGCAGGACGGATATTTGCTGAGTCACCAAAATATTTATCCCATTCCCCTAATGGCTCATGAGTTTCTGGGTCCCAATTTATATTCCCGTCTTCATCAAAAAGTTCAGACTCTAATTCTTTTTCGTCCATTGCATATAGCAGTTCAGGACAGTAGAGTAGAGCATTTTTAATTTTATTTTTATATCGAATTGTTTCATCATCAGGAGTTTCACAATAAGCCCGAAGTTTATTTAAAAGATCATCTTTTGTTATTAATTCAGCCATGTTACACCTCCTAGACAATCAACTGCAGTTGCAGTGGTTCAGAATCAAAAGATATATCACCTTTGATAACAGTACACTTAAATGTAATCAGTTTAGTTAGCTGCGATCTATCATCAGGAAACTTCACTTTCATCTGATTATAAGCAGCTGGACGCCAGGTTACTTTATCAGTCCAATCTTCATCACCTATACTGCAATGCCAAGTAAAGGTTGCATCAGAATATTCTTTTGTTATGTCATCATCGGAATCTTTGAAGATGTTGAGCGTGAGCGTTTTATAGCTGCCGCCAACCTTGAGAGAATCTGTAGACGCTGAGATTTTAGAACAAACAGATGGTAGAAGAGTGGGGACGGATGGATCTATAGGAGTAATACCATCACTGAAATAATCAGCCCACATACCTATGATATATCCATCAGAGTCTTTTTCGATATAATCATGATTCTGCTCGAAAAATGTCTGATATAAAGTGAGCCGTTGAATTCCCAATGGTTGAGAATTTTCAACCTTACTAATTTTCCAGGCTATAGGATGTTCTGTAAAGGCGCTTACAAGTACACGCATATTTTTACTCTGATCATCTGTATACCAAATTTTATCTGTAATCGAATTTAACGGCAATAAAACCTTATCCTGATTCTCTTGCGTTGTGAACCTAAGATCGGTCCATAAACCACTGTTATATGAGTTCTGACTTCTTAAAACCGCCCACATTCTTCGCCTGATACGTTCTTTACCATTACGTTCTATCCACATAAAATTGTAATTAATTGGAAGAACCAAATACTTTGTGAACTGATTTGCTGGCTCACTAAGAATAATCATCCATTTCCTATAAACGCCTTTTTCATCAGGGATATCGCAATATAATCCTGTTGGAAATTCTGCGCCGTATTTTCTTCGGAAATCCTGTTCGTAGTAATACAACTCGTCTTTTTTTGTAAATTCCACGGGCTGACTTGGTTTAAATTGAATGTAATAATCTACCTGATCTTTATCAATAGACTGATAGGATTTAACAATAAATTTCGCATCAATACGAGTTTTGGTGGTGTTTTCATATGTCATATGGTCTTTTTTATCTGGCTGATCATCATGATAATAATCGTAGATATAACAAACCTTGGATTGAATGTTACTATCCCATGTTTCTTCCATTGCCATATCAGACATTTGTTTGAGTTGCTGCCCAATGGTAAGATTGGAACCATAAATTCTTTTGGCTTCTCTAAATGACGGCATTTTCATCACCGTCCTTTATTTTTAAAACTTCAACTCCGGCATCTAATACTAATTTCCTATATGTTTTAAAATCAAAATCTGACTGATTGTAAACATCCTGTGCGGCTTTTAATAAACTCATCACATCTACTACATTTTTATGATAGTAGAGAAGATGATTGAATCCACCTAGTTTAGTCAATAAACTTTCAAAAGCCTGGTTAACATCGATGTTTTTATAATCATCACAAGTATTGGGATCTACACAGAGCAATAAGAAATAGATAGAATTGCGGAGATATTTTTTGGTTTCATTCACCTGATTATCTGTAAAAGTTCCATAAAGATGTTTCATTATGTACCTCCGTTCAGATAATCATTATTCTCATACCCATAATCACGGATAAATCTCCGTAATGATTTTTCGAGATATTCAACACGATCAATATTGTTTTTATAATTGGATTGAAGTTTCTTTTCTTCTTTTCCACCAATTATATTCGCAATATTCAAAATGTTATCAATCTTAGGTCGCATCCATTGGATTACCATAAACTGTGCAAAAACCTGCTTTACAAAATCATCATCACTTGCTTCATCAATAGAATTAGTGAGAGAGTATGTAAGAGTCATGATTTCATCATCTAATGTAATAGAAGAAAAAATCTTTCTAATATATGGCTTTCCAACAGCTGCATGTAACCAACCTCTCATTAAATCATATGCGTAATCGTCAGGTAGAGAAAAAAATGTACTATCCTCAACTAAAGGATAGAAGCAACTATAAACTTCATCGTAGGTCATAAATCACCTCCGATACATTAGTGCATTTTAAGATCTAATCGAGTACCACATACCTCATCGATATAATTTGCCTTATTAAGCTGCTCAAAAGTTCCATTTTCAATCTGGGTTGCAAACAGTGTAATAATTGCTTCACGAGTCGGAATAGGAAGCTGCGGGAATGCAACCTTAAAGTCTCTTAGTGGGAGAGCAATAAGCTTCTTAATATCCTGCTCGTCATACATTTCTTCATATACATGTTTAACATCCATCCAGTGTTCATCATTAATCAAATTTGCATCGTCAATAACAATGTCTGGATTAAAAATGGATTCTGTATGCTCAAGCATAGCTGCTTTCAAGTCCTGGTATTCTACATTACGTACATCGCCAGCACCAACAAATGTATAAGTCATTCCGGTATGTCTGCCTGAAAAGTAAAGAATACCTGGGAAAACAGAATGGCATTTAATCATTTCGTCAGGACGATAATCTGCATCAGTTTTCACTTTCTTTACTTCGGCTGTTTCTTCTTCCTTTTTTGCAGTATCCATTTCAGAACGGATAAAAGCAATCTGTTCATCATCAAGAATTGATGTGGCAACATATTTCTTGTCGCTGGAGTCATTTAAAAGATCAATTAAGACTTTACTTTTGGCATCCAGTTCTTTTGCTAATTCAAATAATTTCATTTAAAATCCTTTCAATCAAAAATTTGGTGAGCAGAAGTAAATCCACTCACCAATAAAAGTCTTTAATTAAGCTTCAAATTTCCATACACCAAATCTACGGTTTGTAATGGTTTCAACGCCCATAGTGGTCTTGAATTCGTAGTCCTTGGTGTCATCACCGTTGTCTGCAATCTCGGAATGCTCAACGATTTCATCAGCACCTTCATAGTAGAACTTAACGAATTTATCAATATTACCTGGCATGATGATAACCTGGTTATCTGCTTCCAGATATGCAGTCTCATCATTGTATTCAAATGGGTTTGGTAACTCTACGATAGTAGTACCTTCAAAGTTGCCAAGACGACCCATAGTATAGATGTCGTTCTTTGCTGCTTCGGAGATCCAGTTTACATCACCAAAACCGGTTAATTCACCAAGAGCAACTTCTGTACCCATGATAACAGCAGTAGAACCAGTAGCTCTCTTAACGTCTGCAATCAGTTCTTTGAAGTTCTTCTTATTGGCGGTATTAGCCAGACCCTTACGATTCCACTTGGTCTGAACTGGTAACTGCTTAACAGCGCCCATAACCTGATTATGGATCATACGGTTAACCTGAATAGTGAAAGCACGAGAGATAGCATCAATCAGCTCATTCCAGTCTTCAACACCCTGTAAGAATCTGCTCATTTCCATATAGACCTTTGCACCATAGGTTGCAGTCTTTACGGAAATCTCAGAACCCTTGTTGAGTCTCTGTCTCTCAATATTGTGATGACCACCGCTGATTTTGGAAATATTCAGAATTAAATCATCGGCCTTAACATAGAAAGAGTTCTTCTGACCAAGAGCCATGGTCTTGAATTCTACATACTGACGGAACCACGGATCGCTTCCCCAACCAGTAATTAAGGTATTGTCCAGGGTTTCCTCTAAGATCTCAAAAATAGCTTCACGAACTGATTCTTTCTTGAAAGCTCTCTTGATTTGTAATTCATTTGGATTTTCAGGTAATCCAGCTACCTCTCTAATCTTATTTCTAATTACAGTATTTGCCTGAAATACGGTCTGACCCTGTAACTGATTTTTATATGTATCGATACAAATTTTTCCGAATGTATGAATGTCTTTTACATCCTTAAAATTCTGCTGCATTACATCACTGTAATCACTGAAAAATAATCTCTTAGACATAGTTAATCTTTCCTCCTTTCTCTTTACTCTGCATGGTTCTTCATTACGAAGATGGTATACTTGCCGTTTGGCTGCTTATGAAGAATATAACCAACAAAAGCGTTAGTATCAGACTTATCAGTAGCAGAAGTATCTAACTTGAAAGTACCATCCTTAACTACGACATATTTCTGCTCGTCTGGCTGTGCGCCTTCATCAAAACATGCCTCATCTACAGAAAATCTATCACCCTTGTATACTTCATAAGCACGACCAATTTCGCCAACGCCAAGATAGTAATTGTCTTCGTCCTGGAAAGATTTGGTATATTCCTCGTACAGTTTTGGTGCAGTTAAATGAAGAACGATCTCATCTGTTGCAGTTGGAGCAACAGCCTTAAAAGTATCATTGTCCTCCCACTTTGTCGGATCTGGATAAGCAACTACGTTACCATTGTCCAGTTCTTTGTCAGATACAATATTAAAGAAATGCCCACCTGCCATAGAAGCCAGCATAAGGGTTGATTCTGCAGTGCCTCTACCGCCATTAGCAAATTTTTCAAATACACTTGCCATTTTGTTTTCCTCCTTGTTATTTTTTAAAATTTAAGCAATAAAAAAGAACCTCTATCTAAGGTCCCTAATTCGATAAATATTTAGTTGTAATTAATTCAGAGATTTAAAATAGTCTCCGTAAACATCCTGATTCTCTGCTGTATCAAAATCTGAGAAAACAGATACTTTATTCTTTTTTTGAACTGGTTTTTCATCAGTTTCACCAAAAGAAAAATTCTTTGTAGTCTTTACAAGTTTTCCGAGTGCAGCATCAGCTTTTTCTGCAAGTTCGTCCTTTGTAAATTTCTTTACTGTATCCTCAGTCATCAGATTTTTAAATTCATTTGATTCGAGATAATTTGCATATGCTGGATCTTCAAATACAGTCATCTTATCTGCGATACTTTCTGCTTCCTCATATTTAGATAATTTTTCAGAAATTACAGCATAATTAGAACGCATATCATTTAATTCTGCATATTCAGAATCTGTAAGGTATTCTTTATGAAGCACGTATCTGTCTCCATCAAATAAAACAGAATCGTCTTTTACAGAATATTTCTGACCGAAGATTTTATTTCCATCCCAATTTTCATATACAAAATAATCGTCATAGACGTTTGTGATGTAATACCAATCGTTTTCATTACTTTCAATAGCTGAAAGTAAATTATAAAGAGCGTATTTTATATCTTCATGTGATACAGAAAATTCTCTCTTTAAAACATCAAATGTCTGGTCTTCAACAACTTCATTATTGTTATTTTCTGCAACAGACACCTGATTTACATCTTCAACGATAGTAGTATTGTTATTGTCATCCAAATTATCCTGGTTATCTCCAGAATCGGTCTGATTTTCAACATTTTCTTTTGCAATAGCAGTAGTAGTAGAATCTGTATCATTGCTAAACATTTCTAAAAATTTTGCCTCTAACTCTTCATCAGATAATTCAGAATAGTCAAAGGTAATATCATCAATAGTTTTGTTATACTGTGCCAACAGCTTTTCTAACATATTCATCTTGTTTTCGTTTCCTCCTTTCTCCTGATTATCTTTTTCATTTTTATTAAAACAAATAGATTCCAGTTTTTCTAATCTTTCTCGCAATTCGAACATATCTTTATCATATCGATTAATGACACCATTATTTTCGATACTAAAGTCTACAATATCAAGGCGGGCATTTTTCATTCCTTCGCCAACATCTTCAAGCGTTGTAGGGTTCTTTCCAAGACAGGTCGCTCCTAAAATAACAATATCAGTTAAATCAAGAACATGTGTTTCTACATTATAAGAAAGCTCATTGACCGCAAGCTCAACACTTACTTTTGTCCCACCTTTTCTTTCAATAATTGAAGCGGCATCAGTGTATCCAACAGGAATTGCACAATATCCGTATAAGAAATTATGTCCTGTGTCTTCTTCAACTTCGAAATACGGATCATCAGATGTAAAACATCCAACCTGTTTCTCAAAATATGTAGTAGTGCCATCTTCATTCAATTCCATATCATGAGAAGTGAAGTCTTTTAAAGTTTCGCCATTTTCATCTGTATATTCCATAAAATTTGCAAGAATAGGTTTATAAGCTAAAGTCTTACTTGCCTTTGTTAAAGCATTATCTGTCACATTAGAATGATTCCGATTTTCTCCAGAGTGCATTAATTTCACTTTACAAAATAGAAGAGAATCATCGCCATTTTCTTTCATCACTTCAAACTGAGCGGGAACTTGAACAGATAACTGATATCCAGTTTTATCAGAATTAAAATTATAATCAACTTTATTAGAAGAAATTAAATTATATAAATCCTCTAAACTATAAATTCTTTTGACATTATCCTTTATGTTTAACCTCCTTTCTTTGAGTAATAAAAAATCCACTCAAAAGGAGTGGCTAAAAACAAAGTACATTACTAAATTGTACATTTTCTATATCCATACCTTTTTCGAATAAAAGTTTCCCATCATTCAAAAAAGTATAAATACCATTATTTTCATCAATTTGCTGAAAACCTAATTTCTGTAAAATTGCCACGGTTTCCAGGCTTGATGTCTTTATAAATTTCTTATCCATTCGGTATCACCTACCTTATTTCTCACGAGTAGCGCTGCCTTCATCCGTTAAATCAGCAGAATCAGACTCTGGCCTGCCTCCATTTACAGGATCAGTTCCAGAAGCGCTCTGTGTGTAACTTGTACTTAGTGGCTGCATCAAATCAGATAATCCTATCGCTTTCTCTAATCTAAGAGACATTTCCTGTTCAAGCTGACTATCACCATCCAGAATTCCAATTTTCATTCTTGAAAATCCATTCTGCGCAGACTCCAGATATTCTTTTCTTTTTGCTTTTCTAGTATAAGGACATACTCCTTCAAGATATTTGATATGTGCATGTCCATCGCCAATTACATACTTGAAGTAAAGATTTAGATAATTATTCAGCTGTGGAACAATGGTGCTGTGCGCCACTTCCATATCTGCAATAATCTGTGCTTCGTAAATGGTCGTACCCGTTTTGTCGTTATCAAGAGTAACACCGCCCACACGTTTAAAAAGATTGGAGAGTGAACTAGAGATCATATCTGTATCATCTGTAGTGTTTAGATCCTTAAATTCAATTGCCTCGATTGGAAGAGGAGAGATGCAAGTATTTACATATTCAGGTACAGCCGCCGCAAATTTGTTATAGTATTTCAATGCAGTAGCAGGATCAACTTCAAAGTCGTCAGGATCTTCTGTACCAGACAACGGCTTTAATCGTGCCACTAATAATTTATAAGCACTCAGTTCATCCTTAGCAGTTTTTAATGCCTGAAGGTCAATATTGGAAATGATACTTTCGAACAAACTTGCGAATGGAGGATAATCCATTGTTGGATCATCAGCATTTACTTTGAAACATATCTGCCTTTCTGGATCGAGTTCCTGCCAGCGCAAAGAAGTGTCTTTGTCGTAGGCGTCATATTTTTTCTTAAACTCACTATCCCAGTATTCCAGATATGTCGGATGACTTCTGAAATAACTGAAATCAAATGCGAATCTAAATACGCCTTCTTCGATAGAAGATACTCTGCAATAATCTCCATCTAAAATCTGGTAGAAGCATGTGCCACCTTCCTGATCTGAATCGTCATATACGTAGGCATAAACTGAGTCTTCCCGCCATGCCGTTAAAAGAAGTTTTGTAATCTCATTTTCGAAATTCATTCTTTGCCAACGAAGCATTGTCTCATAATAATTATCAGTAATTTCCTCATCTGACATTTCACGGGGATCTCCGATAGGAGTGATATGGAAAGCATCTCCACATACCATCCTGGCGTAAAAGGTACAAATACGCCGGTATTCGTAGCAAAGTCTGTATAAGTATCTGCTTAAATTACGAAGCTGGGATTCATAAGTTTTGGGAGATTTTAGATAAGTTCTAAGAGTTTCACGAGAATAAGATTGAAATGTTCTTGCCTCTGTTTTAGATAAATCAGTTAGCTGTAGTGCATCAATCATTGATTTTGTTGCAGCAAACATTTCTTTGACTTTTTCTTGTTTAGAAATTACAGAAGCCACTTGCTTAACCGTTTTCTTTCCAGTAGGAGTAGAAATAGTAGGAGTGACTTTTTTTGTAGATAATAGTTTATCAACCTTGTCCTGCTTAGACAGAGGTGATATTTTTATACTGTTTGATACAGTAGTAGGTGTACTATCTAACACCTTTGGTTTATTTTTTGAGCCTTTTGGTCTGCCCACTGTACACCACCTTCCTGTATATATTTTTAAGATTGTATTGATGTAATTAGCTGAAATACGAATGACGT